GGGCCTGACCGTAAAAATCAATGAGGGAAACAAGGAGGTCCATTTCTACGAGGGGCGACGCTATCGCGGAACAACGATCTGCCGGTCGATGGAGAAGCCAGGCTCGATAGTCGGTTTCAAAATCGGTAACGCGATGGTCGACGAGCTGGACGTTATGCCGGCGGCAAAAGCGCAGCAGGCGTGGCGAAAAATCATCGCGCGTATGCGTTACAACGTTCCGGGTCTGCGAAACGGTATCGATGTCACTACCACGCCGGAAGGCTTCAAGTTCGTCTATCAGCAATTCGTGAAGGCGGTGCGGGATAAGCCTGAACTGACAGCCCTGTACGGACTGATTCAGGCCAGCACGTTCGACAATGCGAAGAACCTCCCTGACGATTACATTCCGTCATTGCTCAGCTCATACCCGGACGAGCTGATCCAGGCCTATCTGCGGGGCAAGTTCACGAACCTCAACAGCGGGACCATTTACCACACCTTCAACCGTAAACTGAATAATTGTACTGACGAGATTCAGGACAACGATCCACTGTTTATCGGTATGGACTTCAACGTGGGGAAAATGGCCGCGATTGTTCACGTGAAACGTAACAGTCTGCCGCGCGCCGTTCGTGAGCTGGTGAAGGTCTACGACACCCCGGCGATGATCAAACGCATCCAGGAGGAGTTCTGGCGCTACGAGGATGGTCGCTACGTTAAAAGCCGGGAGATTTACATCTATCCGGATGCCTCCGGCGACTCGCGTAAATCGCAGAACGCCAGCAAGACCGATATTGCTCAGCTTAACGACGCCGGGTTCAGCGTTATTGTTGATGATGCTAACCCGCCGGTTAAAGACCGCATCAACTCGATGAACGCCATGTTCTGCAACGCTAACGGTGAACGCCGGTATCTGGTGAACGTCCAGAACTGCCCGGTCTATACCGAAAGCCTCGAGCAGCAGATATGGGCGGCAAACGGCGAACCGGATAAGTCAGCAGATAACGATCACCCTAACGACGCTGGCGGGTACTTCATCGTGAAGGATTACCCGATCGTGAAGCCAGCCTACTCAATCACCATGGACACCACTTTCTGATATGGCAAACGACGACATCACCTGGGTTCGACCAGAACACCGGGCGGCTTCTGCTGCCTGGCGGAAATACCGCGACTTCTGCAAAGGTGCTGAGGCGGTTAAAGATGCAGGCAATAAATATCTGCCGTTCCTCGATCCGACTGATAAATCCTCGCGCAACCGTAAGCGCAACGAGGACTATCTGAGCCGCGCGGTTTTCTACGCCATTACGGGGAATACGAAAATAGGCTTGCTTGGGTTGGCGTACCGGAAAGATCCGACGTTCAGTGGTTCCGAGAAGCTCATGTATCTACTGAATAATGCAGATGGGGCGGGGACGAGCATTTATCAGCAGTCCCAACTGGTGACTGAAAACGTGCTGGAGGTTGCGCGCGACGGAATTTACGTCGATTACGCTGAGGCCACCAATGAGGCGATTATCCTTCGCTATCCGGCGGAAAACATCATCAACTGGCGAACGAAGCGCATCAACGGGCGCGATCAACTGGTGCTGGTGCTGGTGGTGCTGCGTGAATGTGTTGAACAACCGGATGGTTACGCCTACAAAGATGAAATCCAGTATCGCGAGCTGGCGCTGGAAGAGGGGAAGTTTATCTGCCGGGTATGGCGGCGAAGCGGCGGAACCGCCAGCGGGACTTATATTATCGACAGCGAGTACCACCCTAAGCCCAAAGGGCTTGATTACTGGGATGAAATTCCGTTCACCTTTGTCGGCGCGCAGAATAACGATCCGACAATCGATGATTCCCCGCTGGCCGCACTAGTGGAGATTAACCACGGTCATTACCGCAACAGTGCGGACTATGAAGACAGCGTGTGGTTCTGCGGTCAGGTTCAGCCATACATGACCGGTCTCGATACCGGGTGGCGCGATCATCTGGAGAAGAAGGGCGTCAAAATCGGCTCCCGTTCTCCGCTGCTGCTTCCAAAAGAGGGCTCGTTTGGCTATGCCCAGGCGCAGCCGAACATGCTGGCGAAGGAAGCCATGGACAGCAAGCGCGACTACATGGTGCAGCTGGGCGCGCGACTGATTGAGCAGAACGCCACGGCGAAGACCGCGACGCAGGCAAGCGGGGAGCAAACTTCTTCAACATCAGTGCTTGGTATCTGCGTATCGAACGTTTCTGAGGCGTATACGCTGGCGCTGGGCTGGTGCGCAAAATACCTCGGACTCAAAGATGAATCTCCTGCCTACACCATCAACCAGGAATTCATCGCGAAGGTGGCCGAGTCCGGTATGGTCACTGCGATCGTGAACGCCTGGCAGTCTGGCGCGTTGCGCGATACCGATATGATTCGGGCATTGCAGAAGCTCGATCTGATTGACCCGGCAGATAATCCTGATGATGTGATCGATGCGCTTCGCAACCAGGCACCCACAATGACAGGAGGCTAGCATGCCAACCGTCAACGAAAGCCTGCGTGACGAGGCGATTGGGCATTCCGTGTGGCTCAGCCGCTACGCCACGGGCGTGGCAAATCGGATGGTTAAGTTGTTGAACGAGACGGACGCAGACCTGTCGGCGCGCCTGCTCGATGCCTTGGACAGATTGCCGCAGGAGAGTTTCACCGTTAACCGGCTTGAAAGCTTGCTGGGCAGCGTGCGGCAACTGAATCATCAGGCCGTCTCTGCAATGCAGGCCGGGCTGGAAAGTGAGCTGGTGGCGCTTGCGAAGAACGAAACCAGCTATCAGTTGAGCCTGTTCGATTCCCTCCTGCCTTCGCAGGTACTCTCCCGATATCCGCTGCAGGGCATTACGGCTGACATGGTCTACGCCGCGGCGATGGCCCAGCCCTTTCAAGGGCGGCTCCTGAGTGAGTGGGCGAGCAATCTGGAATCGGACAGACTAACGCGCATCCTGAACACCGTGCGCCGTGGCTACATGGCAGGCGACACGGTGGAAGCGATTGCTCGAAACGTTCGTGGACACGCCAACAAGGACTACCGCGACGGCGCGCTCCAAATGAGCAGGGCGAATGCCGCCAGCATAGCTAAAACTGCAGTAAATCATCTGGCCGCGACCGCGCGTAACAGCTTCACCAGCGCTAACAGCGATATCGTGAAAGGCAAGCAGTGGTTGTCCACGCTGGACAACAAAACCAGCCATGACTGCATTGTTCGCGATCTGCTGCGATACACCCTGGACAACAAGCCGATGGGGCATAAGGTGCCTTACCTGCAGGGACCGGGAAAAATTCATTTTTGCTGTCGCTCAACCGAAACGCTGATCCTCAAATCCTGGCGAGAACTCGGCATCGATATTGATGAAATGGACGAAGGCACCCGCGCGAGCATGGACGGGCAGGTTCCGGGTAAAACCACATATCTGGAGTGGCTCAAGCGTCAGCCGGTACAGCGGCAGGATCAGGTGCTGGGCGTGGAGCGCGGGCGCATGTTCCGAGCCGGCGAAATTGACCTGAGCGACATGTACACCGATAAAGGCGAGTGGATCACTCTGGAGCGGCTCAAACAGCTATCAGCGACTGATAATTGACAGATATTACTTACATCATGCCCTGGCACCCGCCGGGGCTTTTTTATGGGCGAGGCCCGGCAAAATCCCGAGGGGACATTATGTTAATCCGAAATATGCTTCTGAAATTTTACGCTCCAGAAAACGGCGGTGAAGGAGGTGGTGGGGGCGGTGTTGAAATCACGCCGGAAATCCAGAAGCTGATCGACGAACGCGTGACGAGCGAAGTCACCGGTCTTAAAACCAAAAACTCTGAGCTGCTGGGGACCATCAAGCAGCAGAAAGAAAACCTGTCCCGCTTTGATGGTATCGATCCGGACGCCGTGCGCGGAATTCTTCAACGTTTCTCCGACGATGAAGAGGCAAAGCTGATTGCCGCCGGGAAAATTGATGAGGTGCTGGATAAGCGCACAGAGCGTCTGCGTGCTGATGTCGATAAGCAAATCAAGATGGCTAATGAACGCGCGGATAAAGCCGAAGCGTTTTCCAACAAATTCCGGGATCGCGTTCTTGGCGATGCTATCCGCTCAGCAGCCGCTAAAACCGGCGCGCTACCGGAAGCATCTGACGACCTGATCCTGCGTGCCAAAGGCACTTTCAAGCTCAACGACGAAGGCGAGGCCGTAGCGGTTGATGCGAATGGCGATGTTCTGTTCGGAAAAGACGGGAAAACCCCGCTTAGCCCGCTTGAGTGGGCGGAGTCTCTTAAGGAGACGGCTCCACATCTGTTTCCTCGCGCGGAAGGCACTGGCGCGGGCGGGCATAAACCGAACGGTGGCGGCAGCCTGAAACGCTCCGAAATGAGCGCCAGCAACAAGGCGGACTACATCCGCAAGCATGGCCAGCAGGCCTTCCTCAAACTTCCGAAATAAGGGATTTACCCGATGACGACTGTTAATACCGATCTGATTATTTATGACGACCTGGCGCAAACTGCGTTCCTGGAGCGCCGCCAGGACAATCTGGAGATTTTTAACGCCTCTTCCAACGGGGCTATCCTGCTGGACAACGAACTGATTGACGGAGATTTCCGTAAGCGCGCGTTCTACACGGTTGGCGGCTCCATCGAATCGCGCGATGTGAACTCTACCGACAAAGTAACGGGCAAAAAAATCGGCGCGGCCGAAGCGGTATCCGTTAAAGCGCCATGGAAATACGGCCCCTACGAAACCACCGAAGAAGCATTCAAACGCCGTGGCCGCTCCGTTGACGAGTTCTCTGAGGTGATTGGCACCGATGTGGCTGACGCAACGCTGGAAGGTTACGTTAAGTACGGTCTGAAGGCGCTGACAGCTGCAATCGGTGCCAACGCTGAAATGGTGGTGACCGCTGACATCGAAACGGATGGCAAAAAGACCCTGACGCGCGGCCTGCGTAAATACGGCGATAAGTTTAACCGTGTGGTTCTGTTCGTCATGCACTCTGCCACTTACTTCGACATCGTGGATGAGGCGATCGCCAATAAAATCTACGAAGAAGCGGGCGTGGTTGTGTACGGCGGCCAGCCGGGTACCCTCGGTAAACCGGTTCTGGTAACCGACACCATGGACGCCGACGCTATTCTGGGACTGGTGACCGGGGCGGTGACCGTGACCGAATCGCAGGCGCCGGGTTTCCGCTCCTATGACATCAATGACCAGGAAAACCTCGCGATTGGCTATCGTGCAGAAGGTGTGGTGAATGTCGACCTG